GTCACTTGAATGCCTTTTGCACTAAAGCCATCAGGACGGACACGAAGAACATCATAAGGATGAACACCTGCACCACCATGACCAGCGGGAATAGGAGGGCTTGTTTGATCCAGCTCATACGCTAGCAATCACAGCTTGGGCGTGCAATCCTGCCCAGGAATCTATATGGGGTTTGCCTGGTCGCCACGTGCGAATGTAGTAAGCCCAAGCACCTTGTACGTCATCTACCTTGGGCAATGGCTTGGGGTCGGTCAACAGCAAAAGTCGGCACATCCCAGCGCCCAGCACATCATCGAATTCCATCGCATTCCACACGCTCATTGGGTCTGGTGCGACACCTCTGCCAGAGCATAAATGCAAAGCCTTTACCTTGCTTGCCGCGTGGTTCAATACACCCCTTACGCCGCCGCCGCGCTCAAACTGCCAAAACGATTTAGCCGGTCCGTTGCCCATTTGTCGCCGGTATTTAAAACGGGACTCTTGCAACCCAATGGCGAGAACCATCACACGGGCCTCACGCGAATCAGCTACACAAATTAAATCAAGCGCCGGAGTGTAGGCGTCTTCAATTATTTCATCTAAGTTCAAGGTGGCTCCTTAGCATCTAGTGGTTTTGCGTCCTGCTTTACAGCGTGTGCATTGAAACGGGCTTTAATGAAGTCAACCATCCACGTTAAGGCTGACTTGCCATGCCAACCAGCCAGTAGGATACATCCTACGCGGACCTCAGTGGCAATAGCATAGCCCGAGCCGCGCAGTCCCTGCACAAGCATAAACGCAGCCATTCCAGCTACAGACGCATGAAAAAGATTCCATGAAAATTCAGCCGCTTGCTGACGGACTGCACGATTATCCCCTTCCCAGCTCATAATTGATTTGATAGACCCGCCTAGCAATGAGAATGTGAGCGCCCAGTATTTTAAATCTGGATCGTAAGAGCCCATAAACTCCGCCATGGTGGTGGCTTGCACGGCATGTACAAACGCTAAACACCAAACAGCAAAAGCAAAACTACGCAACTTGTTTCGCTTCATTTTTTAGCCCGATCTTCTTTTTCAATCTGGTCTTGATTGATGCCGTACCCCAAAATGCCAGCCATAACAAGCGACATCGCGCCGTTGAATGTGAATAAGCTGGTGACAACCTCGTAATCCAGATCACGCGACAGATAGGCCATGTACATCCAAATCACACCGCCCATCAGCAGCCCCCTGCACGCCCACTGCGTCCACACATTTCGGCTGGCTATGTTTGGTTTGAATAGCTGCATCAGGATATACGGCACTACCATTGCAGCGGCCAAACAGAACACTAGCGCCAACCCATCAGGCCACGTCGCCAGCCGCGCCACCGTTCCGATGACTGACCTCGACTCGCCGTAAATCCACATTGCGGGACTGACGAAGTTTTTTGCCAAGTCAAGGGCAAGCATTGCGGACATCAGCCGCACACCTAACTCGGAACGCCGAAGTCCGCTAGCCATGATTAATCACCTATCCATGTGGACGTGGGCGAACCTGTGTAAGTCAGTCGTATCTGAGTCCCGGCCGGTACGCGAACATGGCCCGTCGTAACTCCCAAGGTAACAAAGCCCGCGCTCCCGTTTATCTCAATCGCCGTTATGGTCCCCCCGACGATGTACACCGATGCGTCTGTCCCGAAGGGGTTTGTAAGGGCGACACCCGTTGCAGGGGTGGTCACTACCCCCATGAAGGCCCTCGGGTTGAAACCTTGATTTTCGTGAAGGCGTTTACTCAACCCTGTGCCCTGATCGTTTAGCGCGGAAGTGCCATTGCCTCGAAGGTCGTTGCTTAAAATCTGGTAGTTGTCAGACGCCCCTGAAGAAACGTCAATGCCGTGCTTCTGAACTCCTGAACCCACCCCAGGAACATTCCCAGATCGAAGATTCTTAACAGAGAATCCGGCCGAGTTAGACGCTACGCGAATGCCAGAGTAGGTATTCCCTGCGCTCGTTGAATTACCAGAAAACAATCCCCCGTTAACGTGTACCTCTGCTGATCCCGCGATGTTGACGCCGTTTCGCGAATTGTTGAAGGCCTGGCAGTTTGTCAGGAAGTGGCCTGTGCCGTTGCTCAATTCAAAACCCGACCCGGTGGTGCCTGCCGTAGCACCCCAGCAAGTCGTATAGAACACGCCGACACAATCGCCCTGAGTGAACCAACCGCTCGATGCGTTTGTGTCGCACAGCACTTGGCTGAAAAACAGATACTCAGGTCGTGGAGTGCCCGCAATCGTGTTGCTGAACCGCACACCCGTAACGCCGTGGGTGAAGTCACAATTAGATGCATAGACCCCGCTAACCCCGCTGTCAACAACAAGCCCGACTTTCGAGGTGTTGCCTGATGTGCCCTCACCCAGAACCCCGTCGATAAATGTGTCGATTGTTGTTGGAGTGGTCCCTGTGCCCTGTAGGTAAACGTCTGCCAGCACAGAATTGCGGACGTAGCTCTTACCTTTGATGTGGACGTTAAAGCAGTTCTTGACAAAGATTCCGATGTGCGGAAGTTCGATTTCAAAATCTTTGATCTGGGTCTGTTCGGCGTCTTCAATGTGAATCGTACTACCCGAGGTTTGAGCGACTGCGTGGGTGAATCGACCACCATGGATGCCGCAGCCTCGACGCTTGCCCCCAGTTGGACCCCCCGGCCCGGCCGTGCCGCGTATGACAAAGCCGTTACCGCCTGCGCTTGTCTTGCGGAACGTAGCGCCGTAGCCTTCAATGATGATCCCAGCGGTTGCGTCAGCCGGGTAAACCACTGAGGTGTAGTTATAGGTCTTGCCGCCGACAGCTTGAAGCACACCGCCACTTGTTGACAGCGAAGTAACCGCCGCGACAAACGCCGCAGTGTCGTCGGCCACCCCGTCACCAATTGCGCCAAACTGCTCAAAGGTTTTATGCTGCTGCCTAAGCACGGTTTGAAGGGTTTGAGGAACAGCGCCAGCTCCAAGGGCTGAATATCCCACCAGCGAAGAACCCTTTGATGGGTCCGTGGCGTTGCCCAGTTGAGCGATCACGTCAGATGCAGAACCAGATGACGGGACAACGGCAATCACGTTACCGATAGAATCAAACCCCAGTAGGTTGCCTGCCCGGCTTAGGTCGTTTGGCAATGTTGTGCTGGCTATAGACCCAACACCAAACACAAGCGCACGCCTCAACCGCTCGTTTAGCTGCTGGTTTTGTTGCGTGAGCTTATCCAGCGCGGCCTCATGCGACTCAGCTGGGAACGTGTCATTTGCCAAGTAGTCCGCTTCTTGCGTAAACGGTACATTGCGGATGATTGTCAGCTTCTCACCAGCCAAGAGGTTTGACGTGAGTGTGATTGAACCTGTAGGACTGCCCGCGCCGCTAACGGTGTAATCCACCGAGAGCGTCAGCGTTGTGTCAAAAGCGGAAGCACTTGTTTTGACGACTTGAAGATGAGATTGACTCAGGAACCTGAAGCCAACCGTAAACGGGCCCGGACTACCCGCCCCCGCGTATGGGCCAGAGCGTGAAATTTCTGTTGCGATAGTCATGAGGGCCTTTAGTTACTTAGTTGTTAGCAACACTGGGCACTCTGTGATTGTTGTTTTAACGCAACGCTCGCATTGATTTATACGGCTTAGTTTTTACTGACTGGACTTGCAGCACCAGTCAACATGCCGCGCACTTGGTCTACAGGATTCTCAGGAGTGATTCTGTCATCCATAACCCCGGCAAGATAACCGAGCGGCTTAGATAGTGGGACAGCAGGCAGGCCCGTCGCCAGTCCGATTGCACTAGCCACGTCACGCACAGCATTGCGCTTGTTTAGCTTGTCCGGGTCAGTGATGCCTTTATACACATCCACCGGAACACCTACACCAGCCTCAAGCAAACTAATAACAGGCGACATACTCATGCGGTCATCGGCTGGGTTTCCGTTGAATCGGTTGATACCAGCATTCACGGTTTGACCGACAAACGGAATCATCGCAAATGATCCTTTGATCGTTCCCATGCCAAAAACGGCAAACAACCAGTCATCAAGATAGCCGTCACCCTCATCATCTTCCGGCCCGCCGCGCATAGCTTGGGCAATTGCCTCGGCCACCCACATTGGCACAAGCATACCCATCGTGACAATAAACAGCGCCTTGCTGCCTTTGTTTTTTACTCCAGCATCTTGAGACAGCTGCCGCAAAGCAGTTAAGTTTGTGTTGGCGATCATGTTGAAGTAGCCTACAAACTGAGTGAAAAACCTTGCGTAAGCTGGGCCAGTTTCCATGCGGCTTACATCTTCCGGCAAGGTTGATCCTTGGGTTTGCCGAATCACGCTATCCGCGTATTCAACAGCCGATTTCTCGTCGCCACTTTTGGAGATTTTTGCGTTGTATGCCGCCGTCCAAATGATCGGCTCCATCGTGTTAGCCATTGCACTTTGTAAAAAGTAGGCGTGTTTTTGCGTCCATGCCTGTCCTTTTTCATACAAGCTTGGGTTTAAAAGAATCTCGTTGATCGTGTTATTGATGGCCGCAATCTCGTTACCCATCCTGCCTTCCATGAAGATAGAAGCATCACTGACAGCCTGAGACATCTTCTTCGGGCTTGCCATGAACTGAGCTGTAGCCCTAATCATGTTTGACTCTAATTTGTCAGACTTCAGTTTCCCGAAGGCTCCAACAAATCCAGTCAGCTGCTGCAATGTATTGCTTACGTTACCCATCATCAAAGACATACCTGCCCGCGCACGGACAACTGACAGCACCCGTGAGATACCGCCATCCCCGACGATTGGAGTTTCCACAATCTGCCTGGCGCTTCGCTGCAACCACGGGGTCAACATGCCGCTGTAAATAGTTGGGTCGATTCTGCCCAGCGAACGACTGACGCCAGCGCGTGAAAGCAACCGATTGGCGTCCCGCGCTGGTGACTCCATATGCGAGAATAAAAGCACTTTATCCAGATGCTGCCCAATGGTTCGCAGGTCCAGCATTAATGGGACGTTGTACTCTGTGCGACCTTTTGTGAAGCCCTTGTTTGTTGACGGAAAACTAAACGCCATGTTTTCGTTTTGCGCTTCAACCAACGAGCGCTTCTCGGCATCTTGCACAATTCGCGGATCGCCCTGAGCAGGTACGTACCCCCCCGAGTACCTTCCAAACGGAGTATCAAACCCATCCGCAGTAACCTCATCGAAGTAACGGCCAAAGACTTCACGGTGGGTTTTTTGTGCCAATGGCTTTGTCTCTTCCAGTAAATTCCAAACGCCTTGGGCAAAGTCGTAGTGGACCTTTGTCAAGATTCCTTCGTCGTGCATTCGCTTAATGAACAAGTCCCACACATCAGTATTCATGCTGCCATCGTCGTTCAACGTAGCCCACCCTCGACCCAATAACAGCTTGCGTTTATTGGATGCGTTGCCAGTGTGAAGAATGGCGTGAAGCAATTCGGCGTGACCTATGCCGTTATGCCCTTGACCAAATGTGTACCCCAACGATGGCGCTTCAATCAGCAACTTTGTGAATGACGGCGCAACCGCATCAACCAAATCCTGATACTTTTTCCTAAAAACCACCTTGTCTGCGCGATAGCGGTCTGCTGCCTGCTTGACTGGAAGAAACACCAACCGCAGGAACGGCCCGCCATATTCGCCATCCATCCCTTCTGCCCACTGTTCCACCCTTCGCAACAATGAAAGCGCGTGCTGTAATGCGCGCCCAGCGGATTCGCGGACTGTAATCGCACCTTTTTCCCCAGGAATGGAAAGCGGAATTCCAATCTCTTCCATGCGAGTTTGAAGTTCTGTTTCGGCGTCTTCAATATCCATTAGCTTGCCGTCAACAACAATTTGGCGATTGCGCCGCGCCATATCCCAAAGGCTTTGGATTTCGTCCTTCAACCCCCGGAACTCTTCAACAGTCAATTCATTGATAGGCTTCGCACCATCGGATAAGTTGTCCACCCGATCTCGCATCAACTTATAGCCGTCTGGATCGTTGGACTCCATTGACGCAAGGTAGCTATTCGCAACTTCGCCCTTAGTTCCAATGCCGTATTCAGCCAACACGGCACGCGCAGCCATCACCATGTCAAAGTCGCGTGACTTGCTAACCTTATCCGTCGCGCCAGTAGTCACCTTGCGAAAAAACTCTACACCCTTTCTAACTTCGGCCTGAGCTTCATAGGCCAGCTTGGTAGCGTAATTGTTAATAAGCTGATTCTGTTTATGCTTCGCCGAAACATTCAAGTCACCGCCCATTGACTCCCTAGTCAACCGCGCCGAACGCGCCTCAGCAGCGGCGTACTGCTTTGGCCGCAGGTCTTTAATCTTCTGACGCGAGATGGCGCGCGCCGCGTACTCTTTTGCAGCTTTGGCAATTACGTTGACACTGCTTCGACCATACAAGCTATTACCGGACTCTTTTGCCTTACCAGCCTTTTCCAGCGCCTTCAGCTCAGTGGCAATCACACGGGCACGAAGCTCGTTATGCACCGCCACGTCAGCCGCTTCATTCAATGCAGCCTGACTGGTGATGTCGCCGAACTGTTCCATCATGCGCGCATCGGTCAAGTCGGCAATGACCTGAGCAGGAGGCAACGCTTCAGCCAATGCCCTGACAAGCTGGTCGCCGGAGTCAAACCCACCGCCCGGAATGCTATCGGCCATTACGTCAGGGTCGATTCCTGTGTCGTTGGTCATGCGGCGCTCTGACAGCTTGCGCCAAACCGCATCATCCTTCGTGCCGTACCGACGTTTCAACTCGTCAGTGTTCAGCTTCGCGTAGCGATTGGTCAGGTCCACACCCTCAGTCGGGGCTTCTTCCTGCGAATTGCTGTACTCTTTTGACAGCGAGAACCGATCGACACCCCGGCGCTGGTCGTCAAACAACTCTTCAAACTTGGCAATATCCGCCTTCCCGTCTGTATCTGGCAGCAGGTAGCCGTTTTCCACCAGGTACTCAGCCATTGAGTCGATACTGGCGCCGCCCTCATTGCGGAGAACTGGCTTGCCGAACACGCCAGATTCCAGCCTGTCTTCGACACCCCATTGAGATTTGATTGCCTCACGGTTCAACCCGCCTAGTTTTGCGATCGCCTCAAACAGATTGTCTTCAGCGGGGTCTAACGTGGTGGCGCGGCCTTTGGCTTTCTCGCCTTTGAAAACGTCGTCATCGTTAAAACCCTTGCCGCGCAGAATCTGCCAAGCTTGGTACACGGGTCGCACCATCACTTCGGCACGCACTTCGCGCTCAACTTCGCGGCGCACTTCGTCAGCTTCGGCCTGGGCTTCCTTCATTGCCTTGGACCGGGCACGACTCAGCCACTTCATATCCTTGAGCAGTCGTGAATCAAGCTCTGTCTCAGCCTGCGACGTTGATTTACGGCCCAATGCCTGATAGGCGTCAAACTCTTCAGGCGTCATCCCGGATTGGTCTGGGCTTTCGTACAACGGCCCCATGCCCCGAGCGTCAGCAGTCTCCTGAATGGCTTGGTCGCTGGCAAGCATCCGGTCAAACACTCCGCGCACTTCGTCGGTAAGCTCTACGTTCAGGCTTTTCAGTTGTTTGTAGACGTTCAGCAACCAGTCGCGGAACTGGCTGAAGATGCTTTGCAGTTCGAGTGTCGGGCCTGTCCCTTCCATGCTGTATTTCTCAAACCCACGCGCAAACGTTTCATGCTTGTCGCGGCGCTCTTCAATGTTCCGCATCGACCACTCTTGAATCGCCGTGTATTCAGGTGAGGCTTGTATGCCAAACCAGTCCAGCACGGTGTTCATGTCGTTGACGATCCCACGCTCACCGCTGCTGACTTCATCGCCCGCCAAGATGCGCGCCTCAATTCGGCTGGACAAGTCGGCTTGCACTTCGAGAAAGAAATGCCCGGCTTCGTGGATGAAGCTCGATTTGTTTGCACCTTCCAGCAATGCAATAACGCTAGGCGCTGTCGTGATGTCGCTAGCAAAGCTCAGGGTAGCGCGTGCATCTTGCTCTAGGATGTTGGGGTTTGACGGGTCAAAGCTCCCATTGTTGCCTATGGCGCTTTTTATCTGCTCAGGCTTAAACACCGCGTAATGGTCGGCTGGTTTATCCCCACCGTCATCAGTGTCATGGTCTCTTAGGTTTTTGATAATTACACCGTCGTGACCACGTTCTTCGGCAATGCCCGCAAAATCGTCAGCCCCTAGTCTTTCGCCCTCGAAAGTAAGTTCCTGCCAAGTCGATCCATTGGCATCAAGTACTAGCGGGTTTTCCATCGCCATTAAAACAGGAATTACATTGCTGCCACTTGTCTCGCCTGCGTAGCTGTTGGCCGTCGCCGTATCAGCCGCCCATATTGCGCGACCACCCGGCTTGCGTCGAAACGAGCTTACATCCTTGCTAGTGCCGTGGTAAACAACTTTTGGGGCACCGTTATCGTCAACAACTTTGCTTGCGCCAAACCATTTCTTTAAACCTACCAACTTTGAAGATACATCATCCAACTCGCTTTGGAGTCTTTGAAGTGATTGCGTCCCTACGTCAATCAGCCGATGACCAGCAGGCAATTGTGTCTTTCGCTGCTCGTTCATTGCACTCTGTTGGGATATTCTTCTAGAAAGTTCCTGCTCTTTTAATATGTCAGCCAAACCCCCGTATTGTGCGGATTGGTTTAGGATGTTCGGGCTTGAAGGGTCGAACGTGCCACGGTTGCCGGTGGCGGATTTGATTTGTTCAGGGGAGAACGTCACATAGATGTCGGTCGGCTTACCCTTCTGGTTGTAGTCATCCACAATGTTTTTGACAATCATGCCATCATGGCCCGCCGACTTAGCTTTCTGCATTTGCCCTTCAACATCGCCAGGGTTGTATTTTTTACCCCCCATATCAATGACAAATGGGTTTTTTATTGATACATAGGTCTCATACATCGCGCCCGTCGGGTCATTAAATGAGTACGAACGGTCGTCAATTCGCTTTCTGTAGCTGTCTGCTACTCGCTTGTCTTTGGTAAAAAACGTTGCATCAATAGTTTTAGATCGCGCCTCAACGGTCAAGAACTCTGCTGCTCGTTTTTGACTGCTTTCAAATACTGTGATGCCTTTGTTGCCGCCGTGATAAACGACCAGCGGCTTACCCTCAGCATCAACAACCTTTGAATCACCGAACCAATTCTTAAATTCCACAGTCTCGGTTTGTGGGGTGGACTGGTTTAGCGTGCTGGTCGAATCCTGACCCCTAATCTTGACGGCAATTGAACCACCCGGACGACCAGTGTCCAGGCGGTAATCTATTCGTCCATCCGGGAATTCATCATCCATGATGAGGCTAGCCGGGTCAACATTGACAGCAACAACCGTGTCGCCATAACCTGTATCGGTTTCTCGGCGAGTCGTAACATATACGTCAGGCTCACCCTTTGACTTTAGGCGTCCAGACGCTTTGATTTTATTGGCTGATTCTTTTGAGGTGTGATGGTAAACAGTCACCGTACCATCACTGTTAAGTGGTAAACCCGTGGCCTCGTCGATAGCATCCGCCTGATCCAAAGCCTGCCGACCCGTAGGCGTCTTCTTTGCCACGCCGATGCCGTACTTTGCCAGCATCTCAACTGGCGTCATCCCGGCGCGCTCTGACTGTGCACCGTAGAAACTTCCCATCAAGCCCGCATAGGCTTTGTTTGTCTCCGGCCGGAACTTGCCGACGCTATCCAACTGCGCCTGCACGTAGTCACGCGCCACACTGGTGCGGTCCTCAGCAACCTTTGCAGTAGACTGCCGCCCCACTTCGTCGGCCACCTCAGCGCCGATCTTTTCGCCGAACTTGGAAATGTACTCAGCCGCCTCAAGCCGGTTCATTGCGTCCGGGGATTCGCGCATGTAGTCAACCAGCGGCCCGGTAATGGAGGAGTCGGCTTCAAGGAACTCAGCCACAGGCACACGAATGTCAGAGCCAGGCACGAAGCTGTCAGCCTGTAACTGACTTGCCACCGTAGGCGAAACCATCGCCAATTGTTCCATGGTGATACCAGACTGGTTCAACGTGTTCAGCAACTGGTCCGAACTGACGTACAAATCTTTCGGCGCGTCACCTTCCTGCGACAACTCACCAACCAGATCGCGGAACGCCTGCGGGTTACGAGTCTTGAGTTTGGACCCTGCCACTTGGGTTTGTAGTTCCTTGATCGTGTCAGCAACGGACTCAGCCTGTTCAGCCTTCTGACGTGCGCCACTCAAGCGGCCCACAGCCCCCACAACCGACGATTGACCAGCAACACCTACCAACGTCGCCACCAGCGTTTGAACCGCTGCATCTGGCCGTTCCTCAGCGAACTCACGCAGGGTCTTGGCCGGGTTCAAGCGCACCCATTCATTGAAGTCTTGCAGCACCGTGGTTGCCTGCTCACCCAACACCTCGGGCACGATCTGATTTGTAAAGGTCTTCAGTATCGAGGAACCTTTCGCGAGGTCGGCTAGCAGGCGTGACGCTGGAACCTTCTCAAATGCGTATTCAAAGACAGCAGCAGGGGCAGCATAGGTGGCCGCGCCAATTGGTTCCATCCCCTTGAGTCGGGCCGTTGTGTAAGCCTGAGCGCCAGTAATTGCGCCCATGACACCAGCCACAACAGCACCACTACCAGTCGCCACACCCAGCGGCATCATGGTCAGGTTGGTCCCAAGCGATTGCAGGCCGGAATAGAAACCCTTGCCAACGTTCGTATCTGACTCTGGCGTGAAGAACTTCATCGCGTCGCGTGTGCGCTGTGCCTGTGCGCGTGCGTCTGTGCCCATCTTGATAAATGGGTTGTACTCGTCAGGCTGACCCAATGCTTGCAATGGTTTGCCGATAACGTCGTTCGCTACACCAGCCAGATCAAACAAGCCAGCACCTACGCCAGCCGTGCCCCCCATCGCCACCTGACCCAGCGCCGTAGTTGCCTCACCAGCCAGTCCGCCGCCCATTGCGCCCGGTGCGCTGACGGCGTACTTCGCAACGTCCTTTGCTGCGCCGCCGAGCTTGCGAATAGCCTTTTCGATGGCGGTCAAGCCTTCCATGTCGTCATGGGCCACGCTTGCATTCTGGGGCTTGTTCATCCAGTTCGACAGCTTTGGAGCCTCTTGAACTGTGCGCGTGTAGTCGAATGAGTTCAGCCGATCGTGCAACTCGACTTCAGGTTGTCGCTGACGAACAGCGTCAACAGTCAACCCGGTACGCGCAGCCAGGCTTTGTAGCTTGGCCTCTGTATCGGGCTGCGTGTTGCCGACTGCATACAACGACTGGCGAAGTGCGGATTGTTTTTCCTTTTTGATCAGGTCGTTGTAATCGTCGCTCATGGTTTTCCAGTCTTTGGCATGTTGTCGCGTTGCAGTTTGTTCCGGTACAAACGGAGGATATTTACATCACTAGCCGCCATATTTTGCGCCTGTAGTGCAGCCACTATTTTCGCACGCTCAGGCGCAGGAACCTTGATATCAAACGCCATCTCTTTTGTGTCCCACATGAATCCGGGGCTGGTCACTTCCTTGACAAGCAAGTCGTTCGCCAGCTTTTTGATTTCAGTTTGAGTTAGTGACTTCTTACCAGTAGCAGCCAACTCTTGGTCAATGGACTGTTGAAGCAATGAAAAGAACTGCGATTCCTTTTTGTCATCCCTGACGCCTGCGTCCTTCATCATGCTTTTGACCAGCGATAAATCACCCACAATCGACTGCTCGATGCTTGGGTCTTTCAGCAGCTTGTCCTGAAGTGTCTTGATCTGGGCAAACTCACGCGAGGAAAACTTGTCTTTGATCGCGGAAATGTTGGTGGCCTTCAAAACCTTCGGATCGTTGATTAGCATGTTGTAAGCCTGCCAATCGGTAACGCGGGTTTCGCCCGTTGCCACTGCGCCAGCATACTTTTGCAAACGGTCTTGATCTGCACGCGGCAAGGCTCGAACCTGTTTGGCGTCAGCCGATAGCAGCGCCTGATAATCACCGCCGTTTTTGTCCAGCGCATCGAATAGTACTGTGGTCGTGTTGTCCTGCGAACGCTTGCGGTCACGCTCACGGTCAATGGCTGCACGCTCGACGGAGCTTTCTATGGACAAACGCTGAACAGGGTCAAGCACACCCATCGAGCGCTCTACTATTGCCACCGCCTGGGCCTTGGCTTGATTCAAATCAATCGACCTGTCTGACCCAATATCCTGAGCGCCCACAGCAATCGACGCGGCCTGAATGCCTGCATTGGCTACTGCTTGCGCTTGATTGGACTTGACTGCCGCCACTGCTTTAGTCCTGATGGCAATTTGCTGCTCGTAATCCATGTTGCCAAACGTTGATGGCGCATTGACTGGCGCACCATCCGCAGGCGGCGCGGCATTCTCGTACTTTTCCAGTCGGTTCATCCAGCTTGTTTTGTTGCCTGCATACTCTGGTTTTTTCAGCAAGGAATCATAGTGGTCCCGGCGCAAAGCGTTGAACTTGGCTGGGTCGCCACCAGACGCGGCAATCCACTTGTTCGCGTTTGCGGGGCCTTGGTTGACAGCAGCGTCCATTGCTGTGCCTTGCAGCGCCGGAGGCAGACTATCACCACCGATGACATCCCAGTACCGCGCCTTATATAGCTTGGCTGCACCGTCTTTGGTCAGGCTTGCAACGTCAATATCTGGGTTCGCTCTTTGATTGATGCCGAAGTTTGCAGGCGCGCCACTGTTGCCGTCCTTGGAAACGTAGCCGCCTTCAGTCTTCAGCACCTCGGCCACCACCGCACTAAAACCCACAGCGCCACCCTTGCCAGGCTTTGCCCGCGTGCCGTAACGCTTATCAAGATAGCCAGCAGGGTCGCGCTCTGCTTCGCCACGCTCAGCCGCAGTAGATAACTCACGCCGACGTTGTTCACCAGCCTTCAGTTTGCCAGCGTCATCCAAATCAGTACGGCCCAACATGGCCTCTATTTCCCGCTTGAGAACATAACCGTAACTCGTCGGATCGCTGAAGACGGAATTCTCACTATCCTTGGCCGCAATGGCGCTCTCAATATTCAGCTTGTCTGCGGTGGCTTTTTCCTGAAACGAATAGACGCCCATCAATTGTTTGGCGCGCATCTGCCCCGCGTGTTTTTCAAAGTACTGCCGTGACTTGTCAGTAGGCAGCTTTGCCATGTTTTCGTTCTGCCACTTGTCAAAGTCCTTGCCTACGCCTTCACGCAAGTCAGGGTCGCCCACCTTCCACGCCTTGGTCTTCTCGTTGATTTGCTGCTGCCAGTAGGGTTCCGAGCTAGACAGGATGTTAGACACCTGCACCGCTGCGGTGTTTTCGGCTTTGTCATCCGCCTTTGCTTTCAAGCGGCTTTCGATGCCCTGCCCAACTTCACCCATTCGCACCAGCGCATCACCTATTGGCGAGCTTGCTGACACCGTAGATTGAGCGCGTGCCGTTGGCAGGTCTTGCGCGATGCTGAAACGCTTTTCGTAGGTTGGTATCGTTGCCATTACTTCATTCCCCCGTAAGCTGCTTCACCCGCTTTAGCCAGCGACGTAGCTGCATTCAAATAACCAGCATTGCGCGCCTGCTTACCTTGCGCTCTGGTGGTTGAGGCATTCACCCGAGTCAAAGCGGCCTGATCGTTCAACCCTGCGGCCTTCAACTGCCCGTCATAGCGGATATCTGCCGTGTCTGAGTCTTTGTTGTAGATTGATTGCCGAAGCAGGTCCACATTCAATCCAGCCCCCGCGCTTGCGCTTGATGCCAGTTGCTCACCAATTACAGCGCGGGCCTGTTGCCGCTGGCGGTCTTCATTGACCCCGGCAACAAACGAAGCATTGCGCGCCCGAGCCTCGTCTGACTTGGCGTTGTAGTCCATTGCGTTTGCCTGGGAGTCAGCCGCGTACTTGGCCTGGTTCCCCTGCTGAATGCTGCCGATGACGCTTAGGATGGCTGACATGGTTTGACCCTCGAAAAAAGACGGCAATCGCTGCCGTTTGGATTGAATGATTGCATGACGGCCTCTTGTTTGAACCCAAGCAGTCGCATCAATTGAACGCCCTGCTTGAAGTCGTCGTCCACCAGCGCCTCGATACGTGTGAATTCTGTGCACTGCATGAAGCCACGCACAGAGCGAACGATTGCATGCATGTGCTGCCCTGCTTGCTTATGAACCAATGCCCACGCCAACCCCCGGCCCGGCCAAATCTCCATGACGCCACCGCAGAACATCGGCACGCCGTCGGCAATAGCGGTGAAGCAGTGCTTGCAGTCGGCTAGCGTCTTTGTATAGGCTGGGTCTTGAATGCTTTGTTGCATCCATGCTTGCGCGTCCTGAAGGTCAAAACCGTCCAGGTGCACAGGGTTGAATCTGACAATTTGAATGGTCATCGTGCATCGTTGGTGACAACCTGGGGCATCACTGCCAGCAGAGTTACCGGTAGCGGTTGGTCGTTAACGTACATGATATAACCGTCTGTCGTGTATCCATCAGGCCAAGACACAACTTTGTCACCCGAGTACAGCGGAACAGGTTGATCCATTGGGTCGCTGGCTTCACGGAATTGCAAGGTGTCTAGGTTTTCTACGCTTGATCCGTACTTGCCGCCCGCTGTATTGATGAAGCGATAGACCATTTTGTGAATCCGCTTGGTTTTGCCTTGGCTTGTCCCGTCCTTAGCCCCTGCCTCGATTCGCATCGAGCGGAACTTAGCCGGACACGGAAGCCCCACATGCGCCACGGTCGCCGGAATTTGCAGGGTAATAAACCCTCCTGAAACCGTGCGCTGCGGATGAGCGGCACCATTGACCAGCACGTCAACCACTTGCCCATTGAGGTGAGACAAGCCAGATATTGTGGTGGTGGCCGCACCTTTGTAGCTCAACCCTGAATCCACGTAGAACGATGAAGATTGCAAGTCACCCTCGCGCCACGGGCGCTCCATGTATTCCACATAACGAACAATCGTCCCGTTGATAACCCTGCGAACGCACAGCCACAACTCATCGCGGTCACCTTCAATCGCTGGGATGACGGCCATTGATTCCACGAAGCCATTGCCCCCGACTGGGTGACGATGCCAAGCCCGGACATCCTGCTCGGCGCTCCATGTGTAGCCAATCAGTGATCCGTCAGCAAGCAAAACCCAGACAACAGGCACAGGCTCTTGCGTGAACGCAACATTGACCACGCCCGAACGAGTGATGTGGTTTGCCAATATCGTCGCATCGGTGCTGGCGTACTTGAGATTTAGAGAGTCGTAACTGATCTCCCTTGCCTTCAGTCCTGCGCGCTGGATGAACAACTGGCCGTTGCCGTTTTTAATTGGCGGAATGCTTCGGCTTCCGTACTGCGAGATCAGGCGGCTGCGAACGTTGCCAGGCCCGATGGGGTTGCCGTTGGTCAGCTCACCAATGACGAACTCACCGCCAGCAGTACCGCACAACAGCTCGTCGTCGCCGGTCATCCACTGCACGTCGTTGATCTTGCCGGACACCAGTGTGACAACAATTGCCGCATCAGCTGTGACCTGCCCGAAGTTGCGTGCCCGGAAGTCGTTGAAGTCAGCGGCAACCGAACCCCACACCATTTGTTTTTTAGCGAGCCACAAGCGCTCACGGAAGAACGCCACAGCAGTCGGCCAGCCTTCAACGGTTGACCATGCGCCGAACGCCCACCGCGTAGTGGCATTGGCCGCCAGAACCACTTGGGATGGCAGTCGGTCCACCACCGTCACTGTTGCCTGGGTCGAAGAATCGACCGAAGTTATCTTGACGTAGCCATAACCAGGATCGCGGAACTGCCACTGAACGCCAACATCGCCGTCAAACAGTGCGCCTTCCGTGTGGACTGGGCGGTTTGTTCCCGTGGTTGCGCCATTCAGCGCTTCATAGGTTTTGCCATCACTTCGGCGACGTGCGCCTACGGCAATGACTTTACCAACCTCCCATGCTGGGATCGCGTTGATGTCCTTGGATTCCAATTGAAACAGCGAGCCAACATGACCCGCCGCAAAGATTCCTGCTGAGGCGGTCAAGGTAACCCCGGTTCCGGCTTCAGCACTGGCAAACACCGTCGTGGTCGTGTCGTTCAGTATCTTGAATGGCCCGCCCTCAACCTCGTGCAGCGTCAACGTGAAGTTTGTTGCCGATGTTCGCTTGAGAATCCGCGTCTGGTGATTGCCTGACGTGATGTAAAGGAAGTCGCCGGACTGTGCAAATTTGAGCCTTGGAGTTCCGTCCGCGCTAAACAGGTCCGTGGCCTCGTAAGGGGAGAGTATCTGAAGCACCGTCCCCGGCGATGACTCAAGAACGCCGCGCACTTTGGTAACGCTGTCCGTTGTATAAAACCGGATGAAGAACGGGCGGAACTCAATCACGTAAGCCTGAGTCACTGAGAACTCGAACGGCACAAACAGGACTTTCTCCGAACCGCCAGCCTCACGGACGAATCGAGTCCCGGCCCGGCGGACAAGCGGCCCCTGCACAGTGGGCAGGAAGTTTTCCATGATTGACGCGCCAGTGCCGTACTTGGCAAAGTCTGTGCGAGCGTCTAAAAGTGGGCTCAGCTCACCACTGTTAACCGAGGATTGGATGGGTGATGCTTTTGCCATTAGATGCCTGACGGGTAAGCGGTAAACCCTGCGCCACCGCCTTGATGTCCAACGCCATCAGACTGGCGGGAATCAAGCCATGACCCCCAAGGGTACTCGTCTGGTGGCCCTTCGATGGCGTCTGCTTGAACTGCCTGCTGCATGGCGTACTTGAACTGTTCAGCACACCGCTGGAATTTCGACTCGGATTGAGTCAGTGTCTCGCACGCCTCCATTGCCAGCTTGCAGGAGACAACCTCTTCAAACAAGGGATCAAACAGGCCAGGATTCGATACGCGCATGACGTAGCGGATGAACAAAGGCGCGGGCATGTCGGACAGAATAACGCCGCCTTCCATTGAGAACGGTGGCTTGTGCTTTGCGCCTGAACGGACGTAGTACTCGCCCACTTGAATGAGGCTGAGAAAATCCGCCGGGGTAGGGTACTGGTAGGCGTAGCCCATCGGCTGCTCCACCAAAGCAGACAGTTGAACGCGCTTGATGGCGAAGTTCCACCGCACCCGGCGCAGCTCTTGCTCCACTACGGCGTCGAACATATTGTTCATCGTGCGCGCCGCCTTGCTATCGTCTGTCATCAGCAAGATCGGGTTTTCACCCAACTTACGGAGGGCAGCGCTTGCGATTTGTACTTTACTGCCCATGACAATCCTTTGTGTTTGTTGCTATTTTACAACGACTGAGCTGCCCTAGCCTCAATTTCGTAGGGGTTGTTCTTGTATCCGTAGCGAGCCAACCAGTACAAATACCTCACGGCGAACACCAAACGACCATCACGTTTAATTTGCTCTAGGTGCTTGGCCTCATGGCGAATCAACCCCGCGTCGCTCTCGCTGCCAGGCATCAAGTAGATCGTGTCCCAAAAGCTGGCCCAGCCACGGAACCCGCACAACCGAAGGTATAAAGCAATCACACCCTTGGCTGTCTTAATCTTCACTAGCGCACCAGCTTCAGGTTCAGCCGGGCAATCATCTCGTGCGGGCCTTCATCAATGATTGTGGGCACGCCATCAATCACAACCGACGCTTTTCCGGTGCCGATGGCGCAACCCAGAAGAGCAGTCGTTACCGCCAATTGACTGAATGGCATTGTGATGCCCTCCAGCGCGCAGGCGTCGATTGCCTTGAGATGCAGGGTTGTCGCGTTTGCCATTGCCTCAAGGAACACGCTAGGCACTTGACCGGAGCTAATGTAGTGCGTGGCTGGCAGTTTGCCTGAAGGCGACAAGCCGACCACGAACATGCCATCAGTCTCATCGCGGTCCAGCAACTGAGCCAGCTTACGGATTACCAATGCAACAGCAGCAGTCACTACGATGGTTTTATGCTCGTACTTCATAACACGACCCCTGCTGCTGATGCCACTTGGCGTTGCGCTTTAAGTCTTTGGTCGGCGGTTAGCCCGGAGTTTCTAGTGTAGATTTCTTCAAACACCTTCATATTGCCGAACTCAGCCGCTGCCACGTTGGACTTGCGGTAAGAGATGCCAGCGCTTCCAGCCGCCACAGCCAATCGAGGAATCGTTACAGGCGCTGCCGTGCCAAGCTGGACGGCGAGGTTTGTGCCATCGTCAAACACTGACACAACCACAATACTGCCTACGGTCATCGCCGCGCTGCTCAGCTTCGTGAATGCCGTGTCTGTCGTGGTGGGCGGGGCGCCTGCTGTGTTTGCTGCGCCGGTGTCGGTAAATGTGGTCACATTGCCAACTGCGTAGAAAACGTTTTGTGCGCCCGTTGCTGTGCCTCGATAGATGCGGTAGCTGGTTGCGCCTGCTATTGCACCCCATGTGGTTGTAGTTGTCGAAGTCGTGCCAGTTGTTGCAACCGACACCTCATTCGACTTTAACGATTCACCTTTAGCATTCAGTGCAGTGATGACGTATAAGTAAGTCGCAGCCGCAAGGGTTCCGCCCGTGGTCGCTGTAGTCGGTGCGTTTGCTACTGGTGGCGCTAGTGGCGTACCGCCACCCGAGGCAAACTCAAGCGTGTTGTTTGCCAGCACTCGCGCACGGTAGCCGCCGTTAAGCACCGCGTCCGAAATCAGACCCTGAAGGACGCCGCCTGCGTTGAGTTGAATCGCTGCGGTGTAGAAGAACCCAGCAGTCCCGCCGCCACCTGTTGCGCTGCTCAGGCTGTCGTCTACGCCATCGTATTTCAGGAATGTTGGGAATCCTGCGGTGTCGTAGTCTGTTGCTGTGTTGACGCGCTGGTAGGGGGTTGCGGTCGAGCCGCGCTCAAACTGTGGGCGCCACAGCAGGATGCCTTTTCCTGCATCTGCCGATGTCACCAGACTGCCTGCCGAATCAGCGACTCCGACCTGAAAATATAAATAGGTTGAAGTGAGGTTCTTAACAGTGCAAATATAATAGCCCTCAGCCGTAGGAGCTATGGTTGCAGTGTGGCCCGCCGCAGTACTTGCAACTACACCGCTAATCAAGTCGAAAGAAGCACCCGAACTTGCTCCAGTGGCGTCTATTAAATATAAAAAGTTTTTACCGCTGGCCTTAGCGGTAATGTGCAGCGTGTTGTTCATGGCCGAATTGATTGTTTGGTAGGCCGATGAACTTGTTCCCGTAGGCGCCAGTAAGGTAGCCGTCATGGTTCCATCTGGCGCAAGTGCCGCGTTATCTGTTATTGTTAACGATCCTGCTTTAATCCAATCTGCACTCGCAAAGCTATCTGTCTTCGTCAGCAAATTTACCCGGCTACCAAACACAGGTCGGGCCGCTGCGGTGGCTTGCGTGGCGTGGTTGCCCTCTAATGACTTGCACGTGATGTTATCAACTTGCCCACCGTCAACGGCATTAAAAAGTACTTCGACCGATGTAGACGCTGTGTTTGCCAGTGTGATGACGCGTAGCGTTCCACTAGAAAGCGTAGGCTGCGCGGTTCTCGAGGCTCGTGTCGTACCACTGCCAATAGTAATCCCACAATTAATGTATACTTCTGTCGTTGCCCCAACGAGAGTATAATCAACACTTATTTCTACATACGAGCTGGCAACCGTAGTAACAATTTGCGAGGCTCCTGGAAATATTACAGGACCAGAAATTAACATCTGCCCTGCAACCCACGATGGGGTTGCTGAATTAAACCCAGTCCAGCCAGCTATGTTGGTATTGAATGAGCCGTTACTAATAAGTTCTGGCCCACGTACAGCTCCAAGACTGCGATCAACTGCAAACCCCACAGGCTGCTCCACCGCTGTTACAGGCGTTGTGCCTGTGCTGTTCTGAAACCACGGCGTTGATATAGCCCGGCTTGAGCTGAACCATGCGCCTGTTTGCGGGCTGGTGAAGATGGCGGCAATCAGCGCCTCAAGCGACGCCAGGCCGAACGGGATGCCGATGCCTATACCCAGCATCAGTACACCGCCACCAGATTCGAGGCGGTCGTTCCAGCAGCATTCACACGCAGGCCACCGACGGCAAACATACCAGCGGGCACAGAACTGAAAACCACCGACGTGCCATCCGAAAAGAACAGGTCGATGTTGCCCCCCGTGCCGACCCAAATGGCGCGAAACGGGACTGGCTGATTAACCGTGTTACTTGGCGTGATGACAGCACCACCTTCAGCGGTGTTTGCGCTGGCAATTTGACGGACTGGCATGGTGGCTCCTATGTATAAATGAAAATGGGCACCGTTAAGCGCCCATTGTTTTTGTTTGCTTGGGCTTACTCGCCGTCAGCTTTGGATGGTCTGCCACG